AGATTGATTTGTTTGGAATGCGTGAGTATAATTTCCACCAGAAATTACAGCATTAGGATTAGCAGATACAAATGTATGTTGTGTTGTATTTGTAGAAGGTATTGTAGTTAATACTTGCAATGTAATAGTTGTATCAGTTACAGATTCAATATTAATAGCAGTATCATAGAATGGATCTGTAGAACGTGGATAGAACTTAGTTGTTGCATTATTATCTACATCACAACTAAATCCAATAGATTCATTAGCAAGTTTAACACTAGTACCTGGTTTTAATGAATGAGATCCAATAGTCAATTCCATTAGACCTGTAACAGGATCATAATCTGCATCTGTTACATTAAAGTTTACTATAGGTGATGATCCAACATCAATAGTAAATGTATCAGTAGCAACGTTGGATATTTCCATCCACTTATTACTAATTGGATCATTTGGTCTTGGATAGGTTTTATTTACAGTACTTCCATCCATTGCACACTTGAATGTTAAGGAATTGTCCTTAATTTTAACATAGTTGCCATTAGAGAAGTTATGACCAGTAATAGTAATCGTTAAAATACCAGTAGAAGCAACATAAGATGCATTTTCTACAGTATGTGTAGTTGCTGCTTGTAAATTATGAGTACCAATTGTTAATAATAAATCACCAGTTGAAGAACTATAAACTGCTTTTGATGGTGTAAATTGTGTACCTGTATTTGCAGTAATAGAATTATCTGCTGAACCTACAAACTTATGAATATATTCAGTATCACTAACACCTATAGATACTGGTTCACGATAACCAGAACCTGTATTTAAATCATTATAGAATTCAAATAAATCACCACCGCCTTGATAAACGTGTGGAATAGTACATACACCAGCCTTAACTTCAACAGATCTTTCTGATATTATTCCAACTAAAGATAATGCACGATCATCATCATTGAATATAGTCGTTGTTACACCTGCATGCTCTGTAGAACATTTAAATTCTAAATTCTCCAACTTAACAGTTTTTGGTTCGCCAAGAGATAACCCATGAACTTCATTAGTTGTAACTGTAATAATACCAGTTATATGACTGTATGAAGCAGTTTGAATACCTAAACTTACACCTGAAGAAGTTCCAATACCAACTATTGAATCAAGGCTATTATCAGCAGTATCTTTAAATGCTTGAACTAATGATCCCTTAAGTGGTGCATACCCTAAACCTGAAGTTGATCCTAGAGATACAATGATACCACCTCTTGGTAACTGGTTTTGGTTGATATCAAACTCAGATTGCATCATAGTTCCATTTTCAGAACTAATTCCAGTAAATACTACACTAGAAATACCTACGCTTGTACTGTCAAATTCATAATTATTTCCTGTATTATTAACCGTTAATGGTGTTTGGAATACTCCATTAATGAATAATATACCATTTCCAATACCAACACCAGTTTCTGTATTAGCACCACCAACACTTAAAGTATATGTTCTTCCAATACCAGTGAAACTATCTGAAATATCATCAAATACCATATTGGTATCATAATTACTTCTAGTAAACGTTCTTCCATTAAATTCTGCCTTAACATATGGAAGATTAGTTAAACTTCTTCTTTCTCTAGTATTTCCTTTAGGTGGATCTAAGAACCAGACTGTACTACCAACAATATTAAATGATCCTCTATGAACTCTAGCAAGAGCACCATTTTGGTGAGTTGTTGCACCTATTCCCAATGATCCCCTAGCAACACTAACAACAGGAATAGTTGAAATTCCTAAAGCAGTATTTTCTGCATCATCAATAGTTCCATCAGAAACACTAGCAAATCCAACTTGCTCAACCTTCATATATTCAGATCCAACTTTTAATACGTCTCTTGGTTGAACAGAACTAATTCCACTAAGAGCAAATTGTGATATTCCTACACCAATAGCACCATCTAAGGTATGTTCTATAGTTGTATAAGTAACTGGTTGTTGGATAATACCATCAAGACCAATAACAGTTTTACTTAACTTCTTGGTCATTTCCAATCTATGAGCGTTTCCTTCTCCAACTCCTGTAAAGGTTATTGGGGATCCACCAGATACATATGATTTTTGACTGTATAATTGTATTCTATTCTCATCAACAACTTTAGCATATACTGTAGATGGCATTAACGTTGTTATAATACCTGCATTATTTGCAGTAGATCCAATTGATACTGGAGTTGCACCTACACCAATAAATGTTGAATTTGCAGTGTATGTCAATTCTTCGCCAGTATTGAAGAAATGATTTGGAATAGTGCATATACCTGAAGAATTTGGAAGAACACCTACAGCATTTGTATCTGAAGGATTAAAGTTCTTACTATAAATTGGTACACCTTCATGCTTAAGATCAAAATTAACTTTATTTGCTCTCGATCCATTCATTCCATCATATGCTGATAAGAATAATTTCTCAGTAACCGCACCAATATCAAGATCTGGTGGGGTATTTTCAAAATCACTAGCAGTATAGAATATCTTACTATATGCTTGAATTTCTACTAATGAATCAAATTCAGGATCTGGATAGAATTTAAGATTAATATCATCTCCTGAAATTTCTCCACCAAATGTACCCAATCCTGTTCTAGAATTAGCGGATACAAATGGGTAATTTACCGTAAATACATTATTAACATCTCTTAATGCAATTAATTGATGAACAGCAGATGTTTGTCCACAAGAAACTCTTATAAGAGACTTAGAACTACTATCAATAGTTTTATCAAGAGTTGTGAATGTTATTCCTATTCCTGGATTATGATCACTTGCTAAAGTTGACTCATATCTTGCACTTCTTTCAGCACCTGCTGGTTGTCCAGGAAGACTGTACCTATAAACACTTGTTCCTGCTGTAGTTGTTCCTAAACCAACTATATTTGCTTGAAGTGTAAGTTTTGTATCTCTATCACTCTCAAAATCAAGTTTTATATTTCCTGATTCATATCTTGCTGTAACAATACCTAACCTACTTGAACTATAATTTATTGCTATGGTATCTACATAATTTTCTGCTATGTAAGTATTTGTTCCATCAAAATCAACAATAACTTCACTATAATTAACTTCCCTTGTAATATCATCCTGAATTAAAATATTAGCCTGTAATGCATTGAAATCATTTTCAGAGAATTGTGCTATTGTTGTTGTATTAAATCCAACAGTGGTACTTGCAATTCCAACATTAGAAGATTTAAGATCAATATGTCCTATTGATTGAGTTTCACTAGTTGCTAAATCTGTATTAAAATCAATTTTAATAACTTTAATATCATGATCCTTTTCATATTTTTCTGTTGGTTCAAATCTTAAAGTTTTTCTATTAATGAAATCACAATCAGCGATAAAATCACCCAATTTATTATTGGTAAAGTCTGATGTTTTTTCAAATAAAATTGCATCAGAAGTTTTAGTTAATACAACAACTTCACTAAGTTGTGTATCAAAAGTATCTGGATCAACAATTTGAACAATATAATTTGCAAATAACCCATCAACTTCTTCAATTTCAGTAAATGTATCCTGTAATCCCTTACTTGAGAATTTACCACTAATATCATCATGTTGTAATGCTCTATTTGATTTGCACTTAGTATAATCTGTTAATATTAGATTTTCAAATTGCAAATACTTTGATCTTAAAGGATTAGTTCGTGAATCATAATCAGTTGTTAGATCAAGATTATTAATAGTATCAACTCTATTCACATCATTCATTACATCCAATATAAGAACTGGAGAAGAATCGTAAGTAGATGATATTCCTGCAGAAACACTAGAAGATATTCCTACATCTGCGAAATTCTTAAGACCTGCTGGATGAACTACACGATTTAATGGATCTACAGATTTTTCCCATTCTATAGGACTCTTAACAGAATATGAAAGATTTTGATAATAATCATTATCTGGAATAACCTGATAATCATCATTTAATTTTCCTACATTATCCAACCAACCATAATCTTGGCGATTTGAATATGATATATTGAATTTTGCTTTATTTTCTACAAAACTAGTTACACTAGCAGAAATATCAGTAACTTGACCTTTAATTATATCATTTTTTTGTAACTGGAATAGTCCATCAACTCTAATATAATCATCTCTAGAATCAACAACAACTAAATCAGTTTCTTCAAATTTACTTCCACCATTAACTAATAATTTTTCACCGATTTGATATTGACCCCTTTCTTGAATTGGATCAAGAATTGGATAATTATTTTTATTAACTATTGTTGCATATCCAGATTGGAAAGTTTTTGCAAATCCTGGGTTTGTTGTTAATCCAGCAACACTATACTTTAATACTGCAGGATTTGAATTTATAAAACTTTGAACCTTAAAGAAACGGAATTCATAATCCTTGGAATTATATCCAGTTCCTTCACTTGAAACACCTGTATTTGCATTTGCTTGTGTTCCTATTCCAGATTCTCCAACAAGTTGTATACCCTCTACAAATATTTCATCACCTGCTGCGAAAGGTGGATATGCAAATCCAGTGATAGGTGTTTCTAAAACACAAGTAACTATTCCTGATCCACCACCAGTCATAGAGTTAATTCCTACACCATTAGAGTTGTTAACAGCGAGTAATTTATGAGTTACTGATTGCAATCCTCTAATTGGTGCAAATAATTCAACTTCTGATATACTTTGATTTGGAACTTTAGCAATTAAAGATACCTCATCAACAATTTCCTTCTTCTCTGGATTATACAGAACTAAATCTGGAGCACCTAAGTACTCAGATCCACCATTAACAATATTAATATTTTTAATAACATCTAAATTATCAAGATTAATAATTGGTGAAACAAATGCTTCTGGACTTAATGTTTTGTCTGAAGCATATTCATATCCAATATCAACAATACGAACATCTTTGATTCTACCGATTGATGTAGAAACTGCTACTAAGTTAGCATTTTGACCATTTTCACTATTAACGGATATAAACTTAGGTAGTTTCTTATAATTGTATCCTTTTGATATTACTTTAAGATCCTTAATAGATCCAGTAACAGAAGTAGACCTTGTTGAATATTCAAGTTTATCACATTCATCTTCAGTATATGATAAAAATTCTGGAGTTTTATAAGGAGAAATCTTAAATGTATCCGAACTTATACCAAATACTTTAAATTCACCACTATATGCACTATCAACAAAAGTTATCTCTGAGTAATTTTGCACTCCTGTATCAGATGTACTAATATATCCATTTTTCTCTAAAGAATAATAGAGTTTTAATGGAGCAGAAGCAGTGTGAGAAACAGTTAAAGAAGCACCAACAACTGGCAAATCTGGTGATGTTCCAATACCAATAGTACCAAGACCTACAACATTAAAATTGCTACTATCTGCAGAACTATAATATTCATTCTTAAATTCCTTATCATAGAATAATTTAAATGAGAAATTGGATAAAGTAGTACTTGATAACCCAAATGTTAATTGTGAATTTTTAACAACTGTGATTGGTGGGTTTATTAATGATAATCTTTGATTATTACCACCAGTATTCTGAGTAATATCTAAAGTACTTACAGGATTTACTGTTACATCAGTATAAGTTTCACCTAATTCAACAAAATCATCACTTACTTTATATGCATAATATGATCCAGTTGATAATCCAGTAGCAGAACCTTCATAAAAAACTTTATCTCCCGTCTTTAACTTATGATCTATTAAATTTAATTGATTTACCTTTACAGAACTATTTGTAAACTGTATAGGATCTATTAATAATTTTTGATGTTGCTCATTCCAATTAACAGAAATAGCACTAGTTGTTCCTATACCAACACTTATTGTTGGAAGAACATTCATCTTAACTACATCATTATTGTTTAATCCGTGTGTAGTTGTTTGTGCTAATCCAATCTTAGTAGTAACAGTAGAAACTATTCTATCAATATCACCAGTTACCTGCACATAATCTGATGAAATTGAATATTCAGATTCAGTAAACTTATAAGATGATAATGCATTAACACCATTAGAGAAGAAATATACTCCCTCACTCGTATTTGCTAAACCTGCTCTTGTAGTAATTAAACCAATATGGTTTTCTCCTTTATTGATTACAAATAAAGTATCAGTATATGGTGCACCAGATTGTGGGATTGCAAATTGATTTCCTGTAGGGGAATTACCAACATTTATTTGAGATCCATTTGGATGCTTACTTAGTTTAACTTGTTGCCCAGTTTTAAATGGATGATTAGGTATGAATATAGTTCTAGTAGGTGCAAATATTGTTCTTTCAATCTCTCCTATAGGATGATCAATATATACGCCACCACCAACAGTTACACCAGTACCAATTGATTTTGGTCCATTAAAATATACTAAATCATTATTTTTAGAGACAAAATTTTCAGTTTTTACTGGTATTGAAACCTTGGTATTTAATACATCAATATTCGTTCCAAAAGTATGTGCTATTCCTATAGCAAATCTCTTAACTGTAATTGCAGAATTTAATTCATGAATATTAAGAACTTTAACAACTTCATCAGCAATTCTTAAAGATCCTCCAATAGAAACTGTATTTGGAATTTTAGTAACAAATATATCTTCTATTGCACCAAGTGAATTGGAATTAGCTGACATAGTCTTTGCCAATCCAATAATATCAGTTTTAACTCCAACACTAAATGAATTTGTAAGATTAACAACAACTGTACTTAAACCAGAAACCGCAACAGTATCTTGATTATTTAATTCTATATTTGGAAGATGATGTGCAATAACTTCATATGGACTATTCCAAACAAATGTTACATCCTCAAATCTGTCTAATTGAGTATCAATTCTAGAAACACCGATACCAACTATCTCATCAACTTGTGCTCTTAATCCACTACCATTAGTATCAGTATCATCAAATTTAGTAAAATCACCAACTTTATAACCAAATCCACCATCTAAAACAGTAATATCAGTAACATCACCTGTAGTTACAGATTCAACATTTGATAATTGACGTAAAAACTCATTAGATTCAACAATAAAATCATTTTCCGCAAATTTATCACCAACTTTATAAGGTGTAGTATTTCTGAGTAAATTTGTATCATTAAACTCAAAATTATGATCTAATGAATGATTATCCTTAAGTAATGGTGATTTATAAGTTTTACCTATAAAATATGGATATGCTGGTTTAATAGTACCACTATCTACTGTTATACTTGCGAAATATGCATAGATTCCATTCGGAAATTCTGGAGTTTTACAAAATCTTCCATTATGCTTATCTAAATCACTATTACCATCGTAAAAATAATCTTGAACAAAGAAACCGTTATCAAATTGTAACGTACCAGTTGCAGCAACTGGTCTATTATGAACTCTTGAAGAATCTGCAACATAACCACTTGTAATAATACCTACAGGTGAGTTAATGTCATCTGGATCTGTATATCCAAAAGGTCCATAAATTGGATTTCCATCATATGCCCATCCAATTATAGGAGAATGCTTTGTGGGTTCATTAAAATTGCCATTTTGTTCAACAGTAAAAGATTCTCCATAATGATCTGCTAGATCTTGATTATATCCAACAATATTAAATCCTAATGAAGTGTCTCCTTGAGGGTTTAAATAATAATCTCCAAATCTCTTTGTACTGTTAATTGTTAAATTTCTTACTCTTGGTTCATATAATCCGTTAATACCTCTTGAATCGGCGTATACGTTAGTATTAGAAGCATCATAACCAATACCACCATTAATTACCAATATACTTTGTAATTTTCCATCACCAATAACTGGTTTTAGAACAGCACCATTACCAGATCCAGTTATAACTAATTTTGGTAAAGAATAATATTCCTTACCTTTAGCCGTAACAACAACATCAAGAATTTTACCACCACTTATAATTGGTCTTAATTCAGCACCTTTACCATTTTGTATGGTTACTGATGGATCTTTCTGATGATTTACAGTAATTGATCCATATTTTGTACCTTGCTCATAAACATAAGATCCAGTAAGTTTACCTATAATAACTGGTGTAAATACAAAATCTCCAGTAATACTAGAAGCATATGAAACTTTTGCCGTTACAGTTACTTCAGGATATGTAAATGTTTGATATCCTGTTCCTGTTGTCTGCAGACCAACAAATTTACCTCTATTAAAATCATATATTGATGTTCCACCAATACCTGCATCAGCAAGTCTGAATGAATTATCATCCACCTTCATAACATAGTATGAATTTTGAGGATCTAATCCACCTATTGCTTTAGGATATGTACTACCAATACCAACAGTTGGACTATAATTGATTAATTCACCATCTTTAAATCCATGATCTTCATAATTAATCGTATCAAATGATGTAGATATTCCAGATGGTTTTACATTTAATTTTCTATATTGATAACCAGATCCAGAATTTACAACTTTTACTGCTTTTATAGTGTTCTTAGAAACAGTTCTAAATTTATGAACACCACTAGCATTTGTATCAGTAGATAATCCAACAGTATTAATACCAGATAATGCATCACTTTCACTATTATACAAATGAACAGTTGAACTATTAACTATACCAACATAATAAGGTGCACCATTAGCTAATGTTCCTGTAATAGTATTACCAGCATCTTTATATACACCAATTCCAATATTACTATTGCCATTACTGCTATAGAAGACTTTTTCGCCATTTGCTAAATTATGTTGTGTTTTAAATGTTATGGTTTCATCTTCAATTGATATACCACCATTAAAGAATATATCTCTACTATCAAATTCCAATTCCCTAAATCTAGGTCCTGTAATTGCTTCTAAGACACAACCATTACCATTACCACCAGTAAGACTAATATCAGTTACTTCATCAACATCAAAATCTTGAGGATCTACAAAAACTTCTTCAACAGATCCTTCTAAAATTGGTTCAACTAATGCAGTTTCTCCTATACCAATCTTTAATCCGTTACTATCCCTAACTATAGGATCTTCAATTACTACTTTAGGTGGATTTAAAACATCATAACCAGATCCACTATTAAATAAATCTAATTTTGATATTGGACCATAATAAATGTTATCGTCAGATACTGAACTTCTTATTTCAACACCATCAACTAAAACACCAATAGTGTTTGTTGGAACCTCCTCTTTACCTACTATAAATTGGTTTTGTCTTAATGGAAATTTTCTTAAAACTGATGAAGAATCTAATGTTCTATTATAGTGTCTTTCTAACGTGAATGTATGTTCTTGTGCAGCACCATTTGATTGTAAAATAATAGCATCTTCACTTTCTTGCTGACCTCTAGAATTATATAATTTGATATCAGAATTAGTACCACCAATATTTTCTAAAACATCAACATAATACCTATTACCAGATACTAATCCAACTATAGGTTGAGTTGAAATACCTGCAGTGTATATAATCGAATCACCTTTAACAAATTTAATAGGAGCAAGTGTATTAGCAGTTACTTGTGCAAATGATATTGTATCATATCTTCCAGGACTAACTTCATTTATTAATGTTGGATTATTACCACCAGTACTAATTCCACTAATTTCTTCTTTTATTATATCAGTTACAATAGTATAATTTGGTAATGAATTGGATACTACATACCCTTCACTATCTTTATCATTATAAACATTTAATACATCACTCAGAATACTATTATTACCAGTTTTTATGGTAACACCAGTACTTGATGCTTTTTTAAGATTTCTTCTTATATCATATAACTTTCCAGTTACTGCAGCAAAAGATGAATTGCTAATATTTACTGTATTTGGTTTTATTGTTGTATTAACATTGGATATAGTTCCAGTAGATTCAACTGTTTGAGAATTTCTTCCAAGAATGGAAACTGTATCATCCTTTTTTAAACTGGATGATTCAATAACACTTGGTAATGTAAAGGTAGATCCCTTAATTCCATCTCGCTCAACTTGATACCTACTAGAAGTATTATAAATCCATGAATTTGCAAATATTTCTTTATAAGTTGCAGTACCATCAGTAGGATTTTCAATCTTTTCACCTACATTTTTAACATAAATGTTTTCTTTTTCTGTTACTAAAGAAATATCAGAAATAGTTTCTAAACTTGAAAGAACTCCAGTAATCCTAAGTTCAACTTTTTTATTTAAATCTCCGTTCTCATATCCAAAAATAACCTCATTGGATCTAATATTATCAGCAGTAGCAATACTTGCAACAATTCCGTCACAACCAAAAAACTGATTTATAGTTTTTGAGGTATAATTTATTATATTGCTACCACTTACTAAGGTTCCTGTTTTACCAAAACCAACAGTAGAGTCAACCAAAATAGTTGATCCATTCTCAGGTACTTGCTCTAAAACTTTAGTATTTCCTGGTATAGTAAAAGTACCTTCAATTAAATCTCTATCATTATATCCAACAAATAAAGATAACTTATGATACAATTTATTATCCCTTGTTAATACTTCTACTCCAGAAACTGATGCTTGAGTTCTTGTATCAGTTGATTTATAAATTGTTTGCCCAATTAAATTAGCAGGATCTCCAGTTAAACTAGTTTGTTCAGCAACTACTACTTCTCTGCGAATAAATTCTGCACCAGATGGTTTTATTAAATTCTCTTCTAAATCTAGTACTTTTGCTTCTACACCAAACAATATTTTATAAAGTATTGTAATAGATTCCTCAATACCCTTTGATTGGTAAAAAGATCTAGCAATTTTTATAAAATTACCTACATCAAGATCATCAGAAAAAGATACATCTTCAAATCCAGGTAGAAATGTCCTTTTTAATTTTTTAAAAAATTCTTGTAAAAATAATACACTAAGGTTAGTAACAACAGCGTCTATTTTATGAGACTCTGAAACTGTATCATCAAAAACTAAAGTTTCTTTATTAACATCTAACAAAGATGATGAAATCCCAACATTATAACCACTAATTCCACTAAAACCACGAGAACATCCTACAAAAGTAGTATCAGTCTTAGATGTATATGAAATAATTTCATTATCAATTTTTAATAAACCATATTGGTCTGGAAATCCCTTTGTTGAAGAAACATTAATATCTTTATCTTCTAAACCAACTTCAGAAGAAAGTGTTGTTGTTCCAACAACAACTTCAGGTACTAAATTATCTACCTTTAAATATTGATCAAAATTACTTACTAAATCAGTAGGACCACTTTGAAATTCCTGCGAAATATAATATTGCTTAAAGAAATCTACCGCATCTGGAAAATCAGATACCACAAAATCAGGTAACTGATTCTTTATTACAGTATTAACCTGTATACTCTTATCAATTTTTGCCATATTTTATTTCCTCTCTAGTACTCCGTTAGAGTAACTTGATGTGTAATAATCTCTTGTAAATACAACACCTGATACATCTTCTCCTGAAGCGATTACGTCCTTAACCGTATTTATCTTACTATTTGAAACATCAAAACTAAGATAAAGATCCTTTAATCCAACAACATCATTTGATTCTGGGTATGCTTGAATCTCAATTAAATTATTTACAGATATTGTTGATGTAATATTAATTGTATTAATAATAATTTCACCTTTCTTATAATCAACAACTCCAACATCTTTAACAACAACCTTTAAATCTCCTTTAGTATTTTGATATACAATACTCAGAGTTCCTTTATGAGATCCATCTAGATTACCATTCCCGTCTTTATTAGGAACGTCTGTAAAATAAACTGTATTAGTTTCTCCAGAAACTGTAAATCCAGTACTCTTAATGTTAAATCCTGCTGGATTAATATTAAATTTATTACCAAAACATAATTCGTATTGTGCAAATTGATTTAATAATGCCTTTAAATCTCTTCTTATTATAACTTTAGTGATATTAGAAGTAATTGCATTATCAACTCTATCAATCAATTGATTCATTTTACTATATTTGAATCTACCACCAAACTTATTAATTTCAACATTGTTTGCATATTGTTGTAATGAATTAATAACAGTGGTTCTTAATGTAGATGCATCTGCAACTTGAGTTGAGTTATAATAAACTGTTGAATCAATTTCAACAAAGAGTATTTTAAGATCTACAATTTCTGAATTAATTCCAGCAATTGCATAATTTTTTAATTTATTCTTAATCTGTTGTTTATCAAAATCAGATACATATGTACCATTTTTTGGTTTGATACTAATTTGAACTTTACCAAACTGTGGTGGATCTAATTCTTCACCACCAACAACAGCAACAGATTCGGTTTTAGGATAAATTGTTTCGATTATTGCCTCATAATCTCTTGGTGTAACCGCCCTGTATTGAGCCGAATACAATCTAGGTGCAAAATACTTAATAGATGATAAGTCCTCTACTTCAGCACCGTTAGAAGCACGTTGAATAGTTGTTACGGTAACATTATCACTTGGTTGTAATAATACACCATTATGATTCATAAATGTTCCTTGGAAACTAAACTCAGAAGGTCCATTTCCAGTTTCACCATCAGTAACAATATAACTTACCACTATATCAGAATTATTTTCTAACTTCTTACCAAATAATCCATCACCAAATAACAATTCATATTTTTCATCTTGTACTTCTTGAATTAAATAAATTTCGGAATTTTTATCTAACTTAAGAATATTATCAACTACAGAATACTTTCTACCTTTACCAGCATCACTAACACCAGATACATAGGTTCTAATCGTTGAACTGTCTATATTTGGTGAATCTATAATGAATCTTTGATCTTTACTAGTATCAACTTTAAACAGTCTTTGTAATAAAGTTCCCTCATAGATTGAAATATTATCATCAAACTGAGCAAACCTCTTCTTTACACCGTTAACTTCTTTTGTAACTATCCTAGACGAAGTCACTTCATCTGGAATTGAAAATCTATATGTTGTATTGTTTATAGATCCTACACATACTAAACCTGGCCTTAATTCAATAAATGGTATACTAGGAGTAAGAACATTATCATTTATTTCTACATCACCTAATTTAATTGTTGCTACTGCAGAAGTTTTTGATCTTGGAACGTATCCAATATTACGTGCAAGTGATACTACATTCTCTCTTATAGTTGCAGAATCTAAAAAAGATTCATTTGCAAGTAAATTTGCATTAAATGAGTTAATGTAAGTATTATATGCTAACAGATCAATAATAACCGCCAAATTAGAACCTTCATAATCAAAATCCTTGAAATTGGAATTTGCTCGAAGATGATCTTTAATCTGTACTTTTATTTGATCAAAGTCTAGATTTGTAAACTGTGTAAAGGGCATATTACCTAGTGGGTTCTAACAAGAAAGTAAATGATTGTGTAGGAAACTCTTCACCTACAATATCAAACAGAACCGTTACCTCAAGAGTATTTAAGTCTGGTGTTGAATCTACTTCAACTTCAACATTATCAACTCTTGGTTCATAATTTGATATTGATTCTTTTATTTGATCTGAAATAATAACATTTATTGCTGGCGAAAAGTTTTCAAATAAACTGCCACGAATATCACTACCTATAAGAGAATCAAAAAATCTTTCTGATGGAATAGTCTCCACCAAATTTCTTACAGATCTTGTTATAGCACGTTCATTCAGCAAAACAGGAAGATCTTTTGTCACTGGATGTGGTGCAAAAGATAGACTTATGTCTTTAAATCCTCTTGATAAGCGATTTTGTGCCATTGAATAGGTATTTGCTATACTATTTCCTCTGTTTATTTATGAGGGTTTTATGTATTTACATTAAAAAACGCCCTAGTGGGCGTTTTTGAGTTATTTACCTTGTCCTCTATACCTCTTTTTAGCTTTATTACGTGAACTAGCAGAGTATTTTGTATGCTTACCTCTACCCTGTTTGGTTTTCTTTGGTGTAGCTTCAATATAATCAGCAGTTCCCAATGCACCTGCTTTTACTTTAGCCATTCATTCCCTCCGTTAAAAATTGATTAATAGTTGATTCTTTAATTTTATATGAATTAAGTGCCTTATCATCAATCAAAAGATCATAATGCGTCTTTCCCATAATAAGTTGGTGAAACTTTACACCCCAAGAATCTAATTGTTTTGTGGTTTTATTATACAGCATATCGTATATTTTTTCAACATCACCATTAAATTGTGACATTCCTCTTGCTGTATAGATTTTAATGTAATTATTCTCATAAAGAGAATTTACTAAATCAATTACTTTTGGATATGGTTTGCAATAATCATACTTATCAGGACCATAATGCTCATATCCAGTAGGACGATAGCAGATTACATCATCCAAATCAAACGCAATAACTTTTTGTTTGCTCATGTAACAACTTTAACTGTGATTTGATTCTTTTCTTGATTACTCTATCAGAATCTGGAAACTGTGACTTAATTTCATTAATAAAATCTGGGTTAGATAGCACATAATGACAAGAAGTCATAATTAACTGATCTTTTGAAATCCTATTGATATTTGAAATCCACTTCTTCCATTTACCTGAATTATAGCATATATCATATAACCTATCAAATAGATGATTATCTTTCCTACATTGCTCCAAATAGTATTCTGATTCTATTTGACCGAACTCTGGTGCTATATTAATAGCATCCAATCCACTCTCAAACCTTACTTCAACATCAAATGAGTCTATTAGATAATCACCATTATGTTCTTTACTCATTAACCCATACTTTTTAACAACATTAATAAACTTTTTCAATCTTCTCTTATTAAAGTTACCAGTATTAGTTCTGGTTGATAGATCTAAACCTGTACCAGACTGTACAACTGCATATTTTATCTTATCAAATTGTTCTTTGGGTAAAGAATTATAGAGGTGATTAAGAAATCTATTCAAATCTTCTGGTTGATACTTAAATATTGCTTCTTCAGTACCAACTTCATACATTATATTCGGATTTTTACTCCAAATGCGTTTAATCATAGTATCAGTTATTGCTGCAGCAGATATAATATCAGTTGCAACTCTGAATGGATCAATATGAATTAGATCAAAGTATTGAGAATCATTGTAAAAAGACTCCATTCCGTCGTCTTCAACCTGTCCTTGCCTTTCACCACCGTGATCCCTACAAATAAGTACAGATGGATTCTTATCTTTAACGTATTTGGTGAATGATTCTGTGTTCCAATCGTTTACATACCCACCAGAGAAATCAATTTGCCGTCTTGAAGGTATGAAACCAATAGAATGTTTGTGATTAATAATACAATCAACCACATTTTTACTCATTGGACCAATATAATACTTTGGAAACCTCATTTATTAAGACTTAAGAATAAATTATACTTACCAAAGTAGTACAAGAACATATCAAGTGGGTATTCATGCAATGGAGACATGTTAATCCATATGATAGCAGTTAATATTTCAACGTTTTTAAAGTCTATATCCCAATATACTTCACAAAAATTACGTAAAACCTCCTTACAATCTATAAATGACTTCTTAACGAACACATCACAACTAATGGTGTCGGAAGTATTGATTGAATATAGTTCCTTTGCCAAGACTTGATGGTTTAGTACTAAATTATGGTTTAATTTTGCGATATCATATCTCATATCACCTGCATCAATACTTCCATTGAAGTCTTGTCGCCAATCAATCAGTGTAAATTCATCATCTTTGAGTAAAATGTTGTCTAAAATAAAATCTCCATGAAATCCAGTGGGTTCTGAACCCATAATTTTATTGAAATCTACTAATTCAAGCATAGAATTGATAGGAGGAACCGTAATTCCGTTAATATCATCCGTCTTATCAATGAGATTGTACTTATCAAGGAATTTATCCACTCTTAAAACTGTTTTGTCCCTATAAAAGGACAGTGCGTTATTTTTAAATGATGCATCCTGCTTGTTTTTCCATAGATGATCAGTTGCCCAGTTCAATAAATGCCTAAAATCCTCTAAACTAATGCCATCAGCAAGTAAATGACCCTCAACATACTTGTATTTGTAGAAATTTTCAGAACTTTCTACGATTGGAGGCACTAAATGCTTTAAATTTTGGGTTCTTGAGATTCTGTCGGAGCAAATCTTCTTATTTTCAAAGAATTTAATTACATGATTGTTTACAATAAAGATATTTTCATTATCCTTATCCAATACATTGATCGTTCCTTTTAGGACTGAACGTGTTTTCTTTAAAGAATCCATATTTCCCATATCATACCACTCATCAGTAGTAAAAACCCTAAAGTTATCCATCTTACGGATGATATGACAGTCACTTAAATCGCTAGTTTTAACTGTATTGAGTATATCCCTACAATTTTGCCAGAATATTTGATAATCTTTGATACCAGATACCCCAACATACACATAATCAAAGTTCTGTTCACCTTTTTCATTGATAGAAACGATCCATCCATTCACACAGTTCACTGTCCTGTATGCCTGACTATTATCGCCTATACCGCCCATAGACCAGTTTGTAGTAAAATCTACCTTATCAATATAATTGCTGCCTAGAATGGTATCACAAGCGTGAAAGATGAAAGGACACTGTAGTTCCTCCTCACAATGAGAGATAGAATAGAGTAAACTACTTCCTTCACCCATATAATTATCAACTTCTACAAATTTTATTGATCTTTCTGGGTGTGCAAGTGTTAAATACTGCTTCACATGCGATCCATAATGCCCCAGAGTCACGATAAACTCAACCTCTGAGGGGTAAGATTCAATTATATGTGAAATTGCAGGTTTATCACCAATACGAACAAGACTTTTATTAGTAAACTTTGTTAGATTTCCTAATCTAGAACCTAATCCACTTGTAGTAAGTAATACTTTATACTCTTCCATACTTATCTTCCAACCTTACAATGTCATCTTCACCAAAATAAGTACCTAATTGCACTTCAATAAACACTACATCTTCAGTTCCATTGTTTATTGGTTGATGTTTACCTAATCTAGAGATGTTTATGGTATCTCCAACTCCATAATCCTTTAAAATATCATTATAACGCACAGTACAAACGCCCTTTACGATAATCCATACCTCACTTCTTTTATAATGATACTGATAACTAGGGGATTGACCAGGTTTAACTACGATCTTTTTAACCTTAGTATAATCTTCATCTAAAAGATTAGTATAAGATCCCCACGGTTTTGTAACTTCTTCCATATCTTCTTAGAGTTATAAACTATTATATCACATTCATAAGTATTTGCACATCGTAAAGATCGATTGCCCCAAATTAGAATTAGTATGGAATGTAGATTCATCATACTCTTGCATATAATGAATTGGAACACCATTCTCAATCAAACGATGATTTAATGCGTGTGTAATACCACCATTATCCTTCAGTTCATTTATACTCTTTACAAACCCGTCCAAGTAATTCTGGGGGAATACAAAGAGATTATCATCACAATTACCTGATTGATGTTGAATAGGTATATTAAACTTCGAGTTATCAATGTTTACCACATTATAAGACCTCAACCAACGTAAATCAGGTCGAGTAATTACGATCAAATCATATCGAGTTTCACGGTTGCTGATCATCCGAGCGAGGTTCCCGTGGTGCTCAAACTGTGCCTCCCAAGTAGAACGAGTTAGAAAACTTCCATCAATATAACCCCACTCTATCTCACCTAAATGCTTCCCATAAAGATCTCTAAGTTCCGTATCACAAATATTATAGGTACTAAAAAAGAAATCAATGTCCTCGAAGTAATCCAAAAACATTGATTTATGATTCTTTATGGTGCTCTCTACGAGACTTAGCGGTGAACTAAAACTGCCCTTATAAGCAATTGCTACTTTACTCATCTTCTAGTATCTCAAAACTAATTTCATTTGGATGCGGAGTACCTGTCTGATAGTACTCCAATGCAAAATCCTCCATTAAATCAAAGTATTCCATTTGACTTATATTCGTAAAGATTACTTTACCATTACGGAGGACGTTATACCGACTCGTCATCTCTATCTAAAAAAACATTTAAAGGATGATCAAAACTTAAACCAATCGATGTATCTGAATCTCTACGCTCAAGTTCTAATAAACATTGCATAGACAAATACCAGAGTTCCGCATTGGATTTCTCTGGCATATGTAACTTAACCCACCTTTTGATTGCTTGTGAGGATTTGCTAGCCATCTTAGATAACTCTTGTTTTCTCGTGACCAACTCTAATACGTGGATCGCACCATATTTCAAAACCTGCTTCCTTTGCATCTAAGCAGAATGACACATCTTCTCCACACATATCTTGTACTTCACCCGATTCAAATACCTGCATCTTTGGAGCAAACCAAGGATAAGGTAGACCCTCGTGTTCAAATACACCATTCTTAATCAGTAACCAACCAAAACCAGTATAATCAACTGTAAATGGTTTTGTACGCTTTGTAATTGTATCACCTGTTTCGTGATTCATTACTCCACCATTTGTTCTGAAATCATCTTCCTCTAACCAATGTGCAACTGATGTTGTCTTACCATCTTCAGTCATATACCAACCAGCAGCAATATCTTGATCCATTAGAACCAACTGCCAGAACTTCTCACTATTGAAAACTATATCAGAATCAATCCATAGTTGCCAATCATACTTTAACTGCCCATCCCAAGGTTTCTGATTCGGACCTCTGAGAACATTCGCTCCTAAGCATTTACATCTTGCGAAGTTAACCATTGACGAATAATCTTGGGAGATCTGTATCGAAGCACCCGCTTGGACAAGATCAAAGCATAACTGTACAAAACTTTTTAAAAATGCATATGATACTCCACGACCAGGTAAACAGAATACTACTGTCTTACCTTTCACCATCTCCTTTGCCTTATCAAAATCCCATTCGGGTTCTTTCTTGACAATTGGAGATTTTGCTTTTACTGTAAAACCTTTTGCCATAACGTTGTGTAATTACTCACTTATCATACATCAATATAGTTATATTGTCAATATGAAGAATCGATATATTGCTCATTAGGGATATCCGTAACCTTTGTATATGATACCTCTTCCTTATAATATGACTTGTATAATCTTCCCCATATAATATCAAACTCCTCTTCATTCAAATCCTTAAACAAACAACGATCATTTAAGTATATGTGAAAGGTACTCATTCTGCTTCTTCAATACAAACAATATCTGAGTCTTGTATCCAGTTTAATTCCATACCTTCATACCATCCCATATCATTGATTAACCACTCAGGTATCGTTATCTTATATTCATCTGTAACTGGATCAATCTCTATGGGGCAAATATTTTGGTCGGGATTTTTTCTCATTACAAGTATTCTCTTTTTGAATTATATATCATTTACGGTTTTCTCGCAAGTCGACTCTGTGGGCATTTTTATACTAGGAAAAAAAATTTGAGTTCCATTGTGATATTGTTCTCGCTTCCGTAACACTTTGTAGGTTAGGGTAGTTAGGCGTTTTTATATCGGGGCGGGGCGGCGAACCCCCACGGGCGGGGGCACTGCCAATACACGAACCCACTGTGTGCCAGTTAGGTCGCTGACCCCTGTCTCACCATTGCTCTGCGGTCTGACCTATACTGTGCTTTCGCTCTTGCGATTACACCGTCAAGGTCTTTTACCATACACTTACCCAGACCACCTGCTTTGGTGAAAGTCATTCCGCCACCTGATGATGCTCTCAGAACGTGCCCCTTAACATTGGTGTCAGTTGCTCTTACTGTTCCGATTGCCTTTGCCATAGAGTTGCTTTGTTTGGTATACACTTATTATAAGGGGGTAAAGGAACGAATGGGGGAACCGTGTGCCAGTTCCCCAAGTGTCACAACTCTTAGAAGTTGTTACAAAATACGTACCCGTCGTCCGTGATGGTGTAGTCGTATGATAGGGCATAGTCCCAGGTTTTCTCCCAGTCTATATGCACCCAAGATGGAAAGTCGCTGCCGAAACCGTAGCAGTCGTCGACCAACTGTT